ATTCCGGTTGGAACCTATGATATTGGGCCAGCCTTTACGCATCCGCAGTGCGGGCCGGTGGCTATGCGTTTGACCCCGCAGGTGGGCACCAATACTTTTGGGCGCGACGGTTTTTTGATCCATGGCGACAACACCGACATGAATCACACGGCCAGCCACGGTTGCGTGATCCTGCCCCGCATCATCCGCGCAGCCATTGATGCGTCGAATGACCGAGTGCTTGAGGTTGTGGCCGGTTAATCCCAGCGTTTGACGCCGAGCAGCTTTTCGCGCGGCGTCTGGTCAAAGTTTGTTTGCGCGAGGGGGCCTGATCCAACTTGCGTCACCAAACCGTTGTCCTGCCGCCGCGCGTAAAGCTGCTCGGCCTGCGCCATCGCGGCTTCGGCAATGGCGCTTTTTTTGATTTTATCATCCTCCAATTCTGCCGCCCAAGCCGAATAGCCGGCCTGATCCACAAAGTTATCGGGGTTAAAGCCACCGCACACACTGCGGGCCACCTTGAGCAGCACCATGAGTTGCGCCACGTCGGCGGGGGTGATGTTGATGGGCAGCGATGCGGCTTCTTGCAGGTAACTGGACCACAGCTTTGCGATCAAACCAAAGCTGTTTTCGGCACCATGCTTAGACCGGCCACCTTCAATGATGTGCTTGGCGCGGGATAGGACTTCATTGGCGTTCATTTGGTGTATTCCTTGACCATGTAGGCGTTGTGAGTTCTGATCCATCGGTAAAAATGGGCCGGCTCGGTTAAAAACGATCTGACGGCATTGGGTTTCTTCCAAAACACATCGCCATTGCGGTCTATTTTGTAAATAAACCGCCAATCTCCATCAGGTGTATGCCACCATTGGTTTTCTGCCGGCAGAGGTTGTGGCAGCGGGTAGGCATTGGGGTGTCGTTTATGCAAAGGCGTTACCCTAAATGAAGTCCAAGGATGGAAACTCTTTTCGGATCAATTCCCTAGCTTCTTCTGCAATAATCCGATGCTCTTTCTGCGTCGATGGATCGGTGCGGACAGCAATGTAATGAATCCACTGCCGCAGGGTGCCGTTGGCATACATGCGGGTTTTCATCAGGCCCTCGGGAAGCACGGCGCGGGCTTGTTCCTTGGCGATGCCGCGTTCTAGGGCCTCCTTGTAAGCATCATTGGCGCAGTCAATGATGTGCCTTTGTGTAACAAACCACCAATTTTCCAAATCCACATCATCAAGACCGGGTTCGATGCTGTTCTGCCGGTTCTTGTGGTCCTGCAATCGCGCCTCGCGCGTTTCAAAATCCAGCGATTTTGTGGGATCGGCATAACGCTGGCTGAACTCTTGAAAGCGGAATCCATGCCGCAGGATTTGCCGGCCAATGTCGCGCGTGGTTTCGATCTCCATCACGATGTTGACCATTTCAAAGATCGAAAAGTGCTTATTGTCATAGCAATATTTCAGCAGCTTCCCGCCGGTTTCGGTATTCATCTGGTTGTCGGGGTTGCTCACCCTGGCTGCGTAGATGATAAAAACTTGCGGCGTCCTGATGCCTTTAACGTGGGGTTGCGTGATGGCGACAATGCGAACTTTCATGTGTTGTCCTTTAGTGTCTGTTTGCCGGCTGGGGTGATGCGCCAACGGAAAGTGTCGAAAGAGTGGCCGCTTTGCCATTTAGCGAGATGTAATAGCGACAGTCTGGTCAGTTCCTGGTGGGTTTCGAGAGAAAAAATATCGGTTGCACTGTCTAGCGGCAGCCATTCCAGCACGGCCCGTTGTGCGGGGGATAGTGGGGTCATCAGCGTTGCTCATACTTGCGCCTCCTTCAATAACCATGCCGACACTTTGGCGCGGTTCATCGCGGTGGGGCAGTTTGTGACTACCGTCGCGCCTTCGGGGCATTTCTTGCTCGGCGGAATGGTATCTATCCAAAGCGCGGGGTGAGTGATGCGGTCGCCGCAGACCTCGCATCGGCATTCCATTTCAGTCGGACGGTATCGCTTCGGTTCATTCTGCATCCCGCGCCTCCCTCAGCGCCTTCAGGCCGGGTGGGGTGATACGACACAATGCAGTATTGGCAGAAAGAATATGCGCCTCTGCATGTCCGCTTTTTGACAATGACGCAAATTCGCTGGCGTAAAAACCGCGCACCAAGACCCAGCCGCCGTCCTTCGCAGGGCGATCAGACAGGTATTCTAGGGCAGCCCGCTTCTCGGTGGTTAGCTTCATTTTCATGCGCTTCCTGCCGCCAACAGCAGCGCCCCTATCAAAACGGCTGCCCAATTAGGCTCGGCAACTCCGCGCCCGACAAACACCGCACCAAAAATCAAGAAGACGCTGGACCAGATATCATGTGCGGTCATTTTTCACCTTCCAGCACATCAAGGGCTGCGGCAAACATGTCACTTTCCCCTTGCTGTTAAGTTATCGCCCATGCGCACTGCGTCATTGCGCCAAGTCCAACATTCCCCGCTGTCGTCTTGAAAGCATACCCACATCAAATCATGCTCATAACCATAATCAATAACAAAATGCGCCATTGCTTTGCCCTTGGGAGTCAGCAGTGGCAGCGGAGGGTCAACGCGCGTCATTAAGTGTTGCCTTTCATTGCTTTAATCACCGCTTCGCGCGCGGTCATTTTTCACCTTCCAGCACATCAAGGGTTGCGGCGAGCATGGCGATATGGCCTTCTCGGAACAGATGTTGCGGCGATAGATTGCGCCATGACATATCCCCGCCCGCGCCTGTTCTATCGACGGCGGCGTTAGCCATTTTCGCCGTCGCCTCCACCGGCACCACCTTCAAACCCAGCCCCGGCAGGGCGGCTAGGAGGGCGTCTAGGGCGGTTGTTGCGTCCTGTTGGTTGATAGCCCACCACTCAGGGTTTGCCTTCTTCATGAGGTCAAAAAAATCGCTGTCGATTTTCCCTTCTGGGATCGGCCATGCATTCCACAAAAGCGCCCGCGTTATCGCTTCAATCATTGTTTCGCGTGGGGTCATTTTTCACCTTCCAGCACATCAAGGGTTGCGGCGAGCATGGCCGACCAGTCCGACTGCGCGTGTAACATGTTGACCTCGTTGTCCGGCAGGCCAGCGCTGGCTGTGTCAATAGACGCACCTGCCCAGGCTTCGGCCATCGCTTCATTCGCCTCGATCGGCACGATCTTCAACCCGAGGTCCAGCAGGGCGGCGAGGAGGGCGTCTAAATGGGTTCGGGCAGTTGCACGAAATGCGTTACGTTCTTCCTCCAAAAGATCATCCCAAAGAAAAAGACCATCCCAGGAAAAACAATCGGTATGCTTGTTAGATGGCATACGAAAGGTGGCGCAGATTGCTTTTGCCGCTGCTTCAATCATTGTTTCGCGTGGGGTCATTTCGGTGGCTCCGGTATGGCCGCATAAAACGACGGCGCTTTTTTCATCCCCATGGCGATATATTCGTCATGCTCGTAGCACATTTCATACCAGCCTTCGGGGGTATAATACTCGTCATTTTCTTCACAACGCTCCGCGAAATCCTCATCGTTTTGTTCGGTGTATCGCGGGATGTAGCGCGCAATCTGGCGTCTCCATTTTCCGGGCGGTTCCATCTTGGTAGCGACAAGCCATAGCTGCCCATTCCTCGCCGCGTCATCAATCTCCCGCCACGGCGAGACGATCATGGCGGCGAGTGCGTCATCTATCGCGCGGGTGTATGCCTCTGTGATAGGGGCGACGAGGGGAATGCCGTGGTATGCCACGCTAACCTCGACCAACGCCTTCAGCGCATCGCGCCGCACGGTTACAAAATCGGTCATGGCATGGGCCTCTTTTTTCCCGATGCGATCTGCCGCAGCCTGCATCGCATGCTCCTTGGTTGGGTGTGCGCCGCTTCCGCCAGCACCAATGGTTTCGGTCATTTCGCACCCCGCGCGGCGTCAGCGGCGGCTAGGCCGGATGCGATATTGTTGCGGCAGTAGCAGACCTCCCGCGTATCTTTGCAGTGCTCCCATCCATAAGGACTGCACGTCGCTTGACCCTGTGTGGCCTTATAAAACACCTCCACCAGATCAAGCTTCGGCGGTGCCAACGCGGCTTCGAGAGCACCAACCGCTTCGCGCAACTCCCGGTATAAGGCAACGTTTGCACCTTCTTTCATGTAACCCTTCGCAGCCTCAATCACCGCGTCCTTCAACGCCTGATGCGGGTCGGTGGGGAGGGGTTGAATGAACGCTGGGTCGATAGCCACCCTATCGCCGTGGTCATCAACACGCACATAAACTCTACCAGAGGGGCTAATGCCCATCACACGCACCCCGACGATATCGCCTGCTTTCCATTTTATGTTTTGTCCCCTTATTTCATTGGTGCCAGTTGGCGCAGGTCGCATCGGGCGGTGAGAATTATTGCCCCTGCTTTTTGCAAGTCTTCCATAGTGCCGGTTTTTGCGACCAAGCACATATCAAGGTTGGCAAACACACGCTCGGGGGGTGCAATTTGCACTGATCCCATTAAGGCGATGACCGCCATTGAAAAAACGCCCATAACTTATTCCTCCGTTGGCCATTCCCGTTTTTGAGCCTCAAGGAAAACATCCAACGCAATTGGGTGAAACGGTGGCAGTGGTGAATTGCCGGCCAACAAACGCGCACGTTTGGCGGCGGCAACGGGATCGAATGGAACCTCAATTTGTCGTTTACCTTCAACCCGGCCCACATCTTCGGCGGGCAATGGGGGAAGCTTTACGCGCGGTGGCAATTTCAACCGAGTGCGCAAGCTGTCCACGCCTTTTACGGTCAGATGAAACTCATCAGCCAACTGCTGACGAGTGGCACCCGCATTCCAGGCTTCTGTGAACTTCTTGTGCGTCTTTTTGGGAACGCGATCAATTCGCGTCAACAAGGGTGCGGATGCCATTAGTAATTCCTAAAACGGGATGTCGTCATCGAGGTCAGGGGCCTGCGTGGCAGGTGCTGCCTTGTAAGCAGGCCGGTTGTCGCCGGACGCACTGTCCTTTTTGCTATCAAGCAAAATGATCTCGCCCTTGAACTTTTGCAGGACGATTTCAGTCGTGTATTTTTCGTGCCCGTCTTTGTCGGTCCACTTGCGCGTTTGAACCGCGCCTTCAATGTAAAGCTGCGAGCCTTTCCGCACATACTTTTCGACCACATCGGCAAGCCGGTCGTTGAAGATCACAATGCGGTGCCACTCGGTCTTTTCCTTGCGCTCGCCGCTGTTTTTGTCTTTCCAAACATCGCTTGTGGCGATGGTCATGTTGACGATTTTGCCGCCGTCCTGCGTGGTGCGGACCTCCGGGTCTTTTCCGGCGCGGCCAATCAAAGTCACCTTATTCAAGCTACTCACTTATCGTCTCCTGTTGCTAGTTGGTCAAAGGCAGCAAGCGCGCCGGCAACGGCTTCATCAACGCGCTGTGCCAGTTCCGGTCGGCGTTCACTGAGCGCTTTCCGCTGTTTCACCACGTCCGCATCGGCGGTCATGGCTTGCAATTCTTCAATGGTCGTAACGGACTTCACGCGCTCCACAAGGGCGTCAGCAAGGTTTGCCGCCTTATCCACGTCAGCCACGAGCGGCTTAATGGTGAACCCCTTCTTGCTACCCCTGGTGGCCGTTAAAGCCATGGTCATCGTCGTCGTGATGTGGCTTGCATGGCTGATCCGTATGCCTCCAACAGCGAGACCGCCAAATTGGACCTTTTCATCCCGATAGAGTGTCAGGCTTCGGCCTACGTATGCGCTGCCATCCGGTCCCCAAATGTTAATCAGCGCCCGCCGCATGGACTTGCCCGGCTTGTAAGGTTTGCCGCCGTCACCTTCAAAGCCAATCGCAATCGGTTGGTCCGGGTCTGGCGTCGGGCTGACCTTCGTGATTTTGATGGTCAGCGAACCGCCGCCCAGCAAATCGTCGGCGTTGAGTTGGTCGGACTTGGCGATGACGGTTTTGCGCAGGTCAATCATACAATGATCTCCATTTCATCCTGGCGCATGCGGCGCTGCGTTGGGAATGTGCGCATTTCGCCCGACTCAATCATGGCCGCATAACGCTGATGATGGTCTTGAAGCCGGCCTTCAAACGCGGACGCGGCGGCGATGATGGCAGATTGGATGCGTTCATCGGGTTCAACGCGAATCACGGCCATAGGCAACCCGCCGCAATAACTAATGAAGTCGCACCACTTGCGGCCCGACACCAATAGCCCGGTTTGCACCTGCATCACATAATCGTCGGGCATACTCCCGTCGATGATGGTTTGCACTTGATACTTTTGCCGGCGCGATTTGCATTCAATCAGACCGTCATCACCCACAAGGCCATCGGGAGAATACCCAATCGTAAACCCCCATTTGTCATTGGTCATAAAGCCGACCTCGCGCACCGGGGCCACGTTCTTGTCGTAGACCAAGCGCGCTTCAATCTCGTCCTCACGCCCCCGCAGCATGTCATCACTGACATACATTGGCTCAACGTAGCCGGTGATGCGCTGGGCCAACAACTCGAATAGGTGCGCGCGTTCCTTGTCGTTGCTGGCAGCTTTAAGAGTCGGCGTGATAATCAGCTTCATCTCACTGGCCGTCAGCAACCCACATCTGGCCGCAAGCCATTCGTCGGTGCCCTGTTCCAATTCCTCGTAAACTTTAAGCATCTGCTTCCCCTTGTATTCTGGCCGGTCAAGCCAATCGCTACCCATGAGCGCGCATTGCCAAAACAAAGCCAGCGCAAAATGCCACCGGGATCAGCGCCGACACCGTAAGCACAAACAAGTGATTGGTTCGCTGTTCCTGCATGTGAAAGAATTTGATGTCAGTGGCGCAGCGCCGCATTTCGCGGACGATATCAAACGCAACGCCCCCGTCTTGGTGGACGGCAATTTCTGCCTGTCTTCCAAGGGTTAGCAGCCGCGCAATTGCGTCTTTCATTTGGTCCTCCAAATGCGCAAGCCCCCGTCCATCAAGCGCGAAACAAGCGTCTTGTTGCGGTTGTTGGCACGATAGCGGTTTAGCCAATTGGCAAGCGTCTTGTGCGTCGCGCCGGGAACGAGGAATGAATCCCCCGCCTTCATCGCGTCAAACGGATAAGGGCAGGAACTTAAAGGCACGCGGGGCGCTGGCACGGGAATACCGCTTACCACTTCATATTCTTGCGATTTAACGTTTGCTTTGGTTTTTGCCATTGTTGGCTCCTGTTGGATGTTGTTAGCGTGTTCAATTTGCGCTTCGTGCTTTGGTGTGTCAAGCGGAGGAAGCAAAAAAAATTGCATGACGGGCAACCGGCCTTGCGTATTCCTTCAATCCTTAGTAAACTCAAGGACATGAGCACACCTGATTTCAGCCCCAAAGCCGCTGCCGCTGCACTTGGTCTACGGCACGACTTTATCGCCGCCAAACTAGGGGTTCATCCGTCGGTTTATTCCCGGTGGGTGAACAACGTTCGGCCAATTCCAACCGAGTATCACGGGAAGATGGCGCGCATCCTGAAGGTGCGACGCAAACAAATTACGGCTTATTCCTTGAAGGCGGGGATTGATGGCTAATTTATCCGAAATTTTCTACGCCCTGACCGCAGCTTGCAGTGATGCCGGCGGGCAAACGGCGTGGGCTGAAAAGAATGGGATCAGCCCCACTTACGTCAGCCTCGTGTTGAACGCCAAAACAGAACCGGGGCCAAAAATCTTGGCCGCGCTTGGATACCGCAAACAAATAAGTTATGAAAGGCTAAACGCATGACGCCTGAAATGGGTGATAACAGCATCAATGCCGACCGTCTGCGGTCTGTGGTTGAGCGCATCGAACGTTTGGAGGAAGATCGCAAGGCGGTCGTGTCCGACATTAAAGATATTTACATGGAAGCCAAAAGCGCGGGCTTTGAAGTGCGCGTGTTGCGGCAACTCATCAAACTGCGGGCTATGAACGAAGATGATGTGGTGGCGCAGGAAACCATGCTGGATATTTACCGGCGGGCCTTGGGCGGAATTTGAATGCAGCACCGCGAACACGATCTTCAGGCAAGCATTAAAGCGTGGGTCAGGCGGTGGGTTACGTCCCCCTGCGTATTCCTTGCCTTTGATCGGTCGCGGGCTATGTCGGAAACTCAATACTTATTTGAGGCAGCGCGCGGCATCAGGGCCGGCACACCCGACACGGTGCTGTTGTATCCCGATGGGAAGTGCTGGTGGGTTGAGTTAAAGGTTGGCCGAAACAAGGCGCAAGAGGCCCAACTGGCTTTGCACCTCGAAATGGCAGGCGTCGGCCATCATGTGGATATTATCTACACGGTGGCCGATTACGCGAACGCCCTGTATGCAAAAGGACTGACGTTGCATGCTCGCGCGCGGGAAGAAGCCGCTGCCCTGGATCGCAAATTAGCGGCGAAGTGGTTGGCAGGGAAAGAAGACGGCGTGAAGAAAGTTATTCCCGGCGCTGCACGGGCAACGGGACGGGAAGCAAAAAAGCGGGCAATCGCTAAGATCGCCCACCTTCGCAAAGATGGATTGTTTTTTTAAGCGTGGCCAACGCCGGAAACCGTTGGCATAGGTGGCGCGTCTTCTGTGTTGCCAAACAAGCGGTCAAACTTCGCCTCTGCTTCAGCCTCCCAATCTGGCCGGTTTCTGTAGCAGTCAATGCAAATGCCAACCACAATCATGCGGGGCGTTGCCTCGGCCTTTTTTTCGTCGGCAACGCCAGCGGTGACAAACGCAGTCGGGGAGAGTTCCTCAAAACGGACATTGCAGCAGCTACACCGGATTTTGCCTGGGTTTTCTTTGACCTTTTTCAAAAAACCAAAAGCCGCCGCGTGTTGCTTGGGCATGCGCGTTTGATTTTCGACCCACGCCAACAGATTTTTGACCATTCCTGCGGGATGAATGAAAGATAATTCAATCCGCTCGCCATCTTCGATTTGGTCGTAAAACTCTTGAATGGCCTTGCCGTTTTTTTTGCTGAGGCTCATGGTTAGTATTCCTCCGGTAGAAGAATGGTGGTGCTGAACCTGTCAGCCTCAGTGATAACCCACACGGTATTTTCGCCGTGGCCCTTGCATTCCTCAAGGGGGTTGATGGGATAAGCCGACAAAATGCGGTTGCCCAATTCGATGGCCTGATTGTTGGCGGCCTTGTCTTCGTCGCACACTGCGCCCCACTCGCCGGTCTGGTGCATGAGCAAAATGGCGTCGCCATATTTAGGACCGGACAGGCGCAGCATAGCCCCGGTGGTTATAAAAACGTCGCCAAGATTAAATTTGGCGTCGGGGGCAAGGTCAGCTTCGGCGGCGGTTAATAGCTGCCGAGGTTCGCCAAAATCGGCACCCGCCGCCTTTGCGTCCTCGTAAAGCGCCTTCTTGGTTTGCAGGCCCATAACAGCGCGGTCTTCTTCTTCGGTCATCTGCTTATTCCTTGGGTGTGGTTTACGGTTTGATTGTTTCGCTGCTTTCGATGTATTGCAACCAGTAATTGAGTGATATTTTCAAGTTTTTCTGATATTTTTTCAAATTGCTCCATGAAGGGCACGTAATCCTCTGCCGGCTGTTGCTGCTTTTTGCGGATTTCGCCTTGCTGAATGTCAATTTGCCGCGCGGTGATGCGACCAGCGTTGGGCTGCTCCATGATTTGGTGCGTGGTCAGCGCCAGAAAGTCATCTTCGCTGCAAATGGGCGGCTGCATGTTGCGCAACACATTGGCCGCGCGGATTGGAAGG